CCGTTGATATGTGAAGCTAGAGTAAGGGGTACCGGTCAACCGCCTCTGTGTATGCGAATACAATCTCTTTATAATAAATGACTGCTGTCACTCGGATGATGCACTCATACTTTCACCGTATAAACGGTGAATTGTGACCACATAATCTGGATGATACTAAACAACATCAAAGAAGAAAAACATTGCTGAGCTTTAGCGAAAGCAATAGATTAGCGTAGCTAATCTTGATACTATTAAAAGAATGGTAAACCTGATTCTTTAGTAGACTCTAAATTAGATTTAATAATTTTATTAATTAATTCACGTTCGTCGAACCCTAATAACATTATTTCTTCGTAAGAAACTCCTCCACGCATAAACCATGTCATCTTTAACGCTTCTTCTTTAATGGCTTTTGATTCTTTATCGAACTGATCGATTAATTCAACTATAGCGTTATTGTCTAAACTCAAAAGCCTTAAGCGAAAAAACGAGCGTAATCAAACTCCAATGGAGTATCATACTCTTTACTGCAACCCGAGCATCCTAAGTGTATAGGAGGTAGGGCGCCTTCTTTGGCAAATTCGCTAAGTTTCTCTTCTATTTGTTTAGTTAATTGGCTTTCTGAATTCTGATAAAACTCTTTGATAAACTCTATTTCTTTAACACGGACACCGTCTTCGGTCTCTACATACTCGGTGCTATTAACTAATAAATTCAAATTGGCTTCTAGCATGTTTGCCATACTTTTTGCTAGTTTGGCATTTTTAACATCCTCGTCCATATCTTTATCAATTAGTGTATCTAATATACGTTGTTCTTCAAAGGCGGCAATATTACTGCGATTAACTGAAAAATAGTTCTGTGGTTTTAATTTAATTTTTAAACCCTTATAGTCTACTGTACTATTGTAGTCGGGGGCTTTAACTTGAGAAATTAATCCAGTTAAATCAATATCATAATCGTGGTCCTCGTTGCAATGCGGGCAAGTTGAGGAAATAGGCATAGATTTTCCGTAACTAGCAATACGAATAGCAATTAGTGTGGCGTCTACATCAACTGTGGGCATTTTCCAAGCGTCACGAATATTTGGGCAACAACTGTGGATTACACTTACAACACCTTGCCCGTTTAACAAAGCATCTGGGGTTTTTAGTGTAATTTCGTCTGAAGTGGTCATTGGGTAAATTGGTAGTTCCCCGGTAACTGGCAAGTCTAAAGTACCTTCTTCCCAAAATGTACCGTTACTGGGCAACTTAAAATAAATTGCCGGACTTCTAAAATGTTTGACTAGCGGATTGATAGGTTTTGTATTCATATTTTGATTCCCATAAATAATTGATATAGTAGTATTTATAGGCAAAAATCCATGGAAGAACAAAATCCGCAATTAGTCGAAGCAATGAACCGCTCATTTAGAGAAGCAGGTTTATCTGGCGAAGCTTTGAAAAAAGCCATGGAAGCATCTATGGAGAATTTCAAGAAGTATGGCAATGTTATCAAGGATACCTCTAAACTAGTAGAAAATTCAAACAAACTTTTAAAAACAAATCAACAAACAATGACAGGGTTTGTTGCACAGATGACAGGTGCTAGACGTAAAATTCAAGATTTAAATTATACAATTGGTCAAGTTGATGATGCATTAGACGAGTTAGCTGACTCAGCAGACACCGCAAGTTTAGCACAAAAAGAATCTTTAAAAGCTGTTAGAGATGGACTTGTACAACAGAACTTGCATAATAAAGCAATTGAAAGTAGTATCACTGGACTCAAAGAATTATCAGGCGCAGTAGTTAAAGGTTTTGCTAATTCAATGACTAGTGCTGCTAAACAAGCACTTTCGGGTGGCGATGCATTAAGTACCGCTAGTGCATTTATGACTGCAAACATTGATGCTGCCAATGGTGCTAGTCAAGCAGGATCAAAAGCTCTAGGATCATTTGGCGAAGCCGCAATGGCCGGTGGTGGTAAAATGAAGTTAGTAGGCCTAGCTGCCCAAGGCGCTGGTGCTGCATTAAGTTTCCTTAGTAATACGGTATCAGAATTAGCCAAAGCCGGTATCGGCTTTATGATTCAGCAAACCCAGAAGAATATTCAAGGCTTCCAAGCCATGAGCTCTGCAGGTGCATTTTACTCTGATGGTATGATGGGCATGGTAAAGACTGCTGGTCAAGCAGGCCTAACACTTGAGCAAATGAGTAAAATTGCTGCTAATAATAATGAGCAATTTTCCAAGACTGGTTTAGGCATTGGTGCAGCAACTAAGAAAATGGCTGGCGCAATGGAGCTTGGCGGTAAAACAGCCCGTGATGCGATGTTTGGTCTAGGTATGAGCATGGAAGAACAAGCAGATGCTTATGCAACTGTTATGGAACGTTTAGCTGGTCCTAATCAAAAGTTACATGCAAGTGATAAAGAGGTAGCTGATGCTACAATGGCCTATGTTAGAGATTTAAAAACACTTCAAGCAATTACGGGAGAAGATCTTAAATCTAAAAAAGACAAAATTAGACAAGAAAATGATACTCTGGCATTCCAGCAAAAATTAGCCGAAATGCCTAAAGAAAAACGCGAAGCTTTAAACAAAGCAATGGAAAACATGACCGAAGGTCAACGTCGTGCTTTGCGTGAAAATATGATTTATGGTAATGTTATCAGTAAAGACCTTGCTATAGCACAAGCATCAAATTCGGGTATTGCAGAATCAAACAAGCGATTTAAAGATGCCGTTGACGATGGGTCAATTAGTGCAGAAAAAGCAAGAGACATACAATCTCAAACGGCAGCAGCAATAGCACAAGGTGCTAAAGATAATAAAGGTTTAGCCCTAGCAACTAGTGCTGATGCTGCTGCTGCTGCAAAAGAAAATCTTGAATCGTGGAAATATTCGGCTAAGTTCACAAAAGAAGGAATGGCAGAAGCAAAAAAAGCAGTTGCTGCATCAATGAAGCCAACGGGACCAGATGGTAAGCCTAAAGTTGAAGTAGATATACAAGCTATCCAGCAAGACTTTGCATTAAAGATGCAAGACATTGCAATGAAAAATATGCCTGCGTTTGCAACTGCAATTAAAGAAACAATTACATCAATCGAAAAATCAGTTGAAGAATTAGCTAAACTTGGAGTTGCTGCTGCTACATTACCGCCGTGGATATCTACGTTGATAGGTATTGGGAGTAGTCTGGTTCAATTTCTACCATCGATCTTATCAATGTTTGGCATTGGTGGTGCCGGTGCTGGTGCTGGTGCCGGTGCCGGTGCTGGTGTTGCCGCTAGCGGCGCAGGCGCAGCTGCGTCTGCAATGGCCGCCCCATTGGCAGTATTAGGTGCTGGTGCAGCAATTACTGTTGGCGCTGGTAACGCATTGAAAAACAATGAAGTTGCACAAGACGCTATTGCTGCTGGAGGCGATGACGGCATGGCATTTGGCGCAGCCATTATGGGTGCCAACCGCAACGCCGGCGCACAAAAAGCGTCAGACTTTATTAAATTTGGTTCTGGGACAGGAGACGAAACACACTTTAATTCGCTTGACCCTGGTGTACGTAATAAATTTATGTCGATGGCGCAAGCATATTACAGTAAAACTGGTAAGATGCTACAAATCAATAGCGCCTTTAGAAGTCCCGAAGAGCAAGCTAAGGTTGACTCAGGTAGTAACCCAAAAGCTGCTCCGGGTAAGAGTTTACACAATGTTGGACGTGCCTTAGATCTTAATTCTGTGCAAGTTGCTGAATTACAAAGTACGGGAATGTTGTCAAGATATGGATTTGGCCCACTAGCTGGCGATCCCCCTCATATACAGGCTTTAGATGGTGGTGGATCAATTGAAGGAGCCGAAGTTGCCCTAGTTGGTGAAAAAGGACCAGAATTAGTTTCTGGCCCAGCTAGTGTAACGTCTCGCAGTGACACTAGCGAACTATTTGCCAGAATGAATAGTAACCTTGAGGCTATGCTTAGAGTTCTAAAAGATCAACACGGAACTTCGGAAAAGATCTTAATGGCTTCGAGCTAATATGCTATAAATATAGCATAAGCGAGAATATAATATGGCCGGTTGGAAAAAATATTTTAAAACAAGTAATTTACCTAGTAACGTAAGTCCTTTGGGTAGCGGCCGTATTGCCGATCCCGGATTCCGAAACTATCAAAGTCAACTTCCTGAAGTTTACACAGGACAACCAAATCGTGTTGAACGTTACAATCAATACGAACAAATGGATATGGACTCAGAAGTCAATGCGGCCCTGGATATTCTAGCTGAGTTCTGTAGTCAAAAGAACTTAGAGAATCATACAGCATTTACACTTAAATTTAAAGAGCAACCCACAGATAACGAAGTTAAGATTATAAACGAACAGTTGCAACAATGGGTAGCACTTAATGAACTAAACAAGCGTATATTCAAAATTGTTCGCAATACATTCAAGTATGGCGATCAAGTGTTTATTCGTGATCCAGAAAACTTTAAGTTATACTGGACAGAAATGACCAAAGTTACTCGGGTTATTGTCAACGAAGGCGAAGGTAAAAAACCCGAGCAGTACCTAATTAAAGATATTAATCCTAACTTTCAAAATTTAACAGTTACAGCAGTGGCCACAACAGACACCTACATGAATCACCCACAAACCGGTGGTCCTAGCGGGGCATATACCCAGCCACAAGCACCATTTGGTGGTGGTAGTCGTTTCAGTAAAGCACAAAACGAAGCCGCTATTAATGCCGAACATGTAGTTCATATATCCTTAACTGAAGGCTTAGACGTATATTGGCCATTTGGTAACTCTGTATTAGAAAACATCTTTAAGGTGTTTAAACAAAAAGAATTGCTTGAAGATTCAATTATTATCTATCGTGTACAACGTGCTCCTGAACGTCGTGTTTTCAAAATTGACGTGGGTAATATGCCAAGTCATATGGCCATGGCATTTGTTGAGCGTATTAAAAACGAAATACATCAACGTCGTATTCCTAGTGTAAGCGGTAGTGGTAGTCAAAATATGATGGATGCCACATATAATCCGTTGAGCCAAAATGAAGACTACTTCTTTCCTGTTACAGCAGATGGGCGTGGATCTAGTGTAGACGTATTCCCAGGCGGGCAAAACCTAGGTGAAATTACAGACTTACGTTTCTTTACTAACAAGTTATTCCGCGGTTTGCGTATTCCAAGTAGTTATTTGCCCACCACAGCAGAAGATGGAACTACATCATTTTCCAATGGACGAGTTGGAGAAGCATTAATTCAAGAATGGCGCTTTAATCAATACTGTATCCGACTACAATCAATGATTGCCGACAAATTAGACTCAGAGTTTAAGCTGTTTATGCGCTGGAGAGGTTTTAATATAGATGGATCATTATTTGATTTAGCATTTAACGAACCGCAAAACTTTGCACAGTATCGTCAAGCCGATATTGATCAAGCTCGTATTGCTAACTTTACCGCTTTAGAACAAACTCCATATTTGAGCAAGCGTTTCTTAATGAAACGTTATTTAGGTATGAGTGAACAAGAGATCAGCGAAAATGAAACAACATGGGCAGAGGAAAAAGGTGATATTGAATTGGCACCGGCAGAATCTCCGAGCGCACGTGGCGCAGGTCTAAGTGCAGGTGGTGTAGCCAGCGATATTGAAGCACTAGGCCCAGAATTACCAATGGGAGGTCCAGAAGGTCCACAAGGCCCCGGAGCTCCTGAGAGTACAGCGCCTGGCGCTGCTGGCGCTATTGGTGCCACGCCAGCACTTTAATCGGTAAATGGGTAAATAGTGTTATGTATGTAAATGAAATGTTTAACCAGGCTCCTGCGGGATACTATAACGAAAAAGACGATAATACATCTTTAAAATTAGATGATAGTCGTAAAACTCGTTTAACTCTTGCCCACTTAAATCAGCTAAGACAAAGTCACGACGTGCGTAAGTTAGAGCACGAAAAGAAGTTAGAAAAAATCTCTAAGCAGTACCAAATTGCACCAGAAGCCGGCGGCGCCGGTGGTCTGATGTAATTATTCTGTCAGAATCCTTCAAAAAACCCCCATTTAACCTTTATATACGTAGTTTTGTGTAAATAATACTACAAAGCCACTTATATAAGGAGTTCTCATGAACAAGTTTGAAAAATTAATTGAATACATCATTAATGATGAAGATCAAAAAGCACGTGAATTATTTCACGATATCGTAGTAGAAAAATCCCGCGACATTTATGAATCTATCATGGACGAAGAGTCTATGGAAGAGAATGTTGCTGGCGCACAAGTTGAAGAATTAGCTAATGAAGTCGGACACGACGAATCACAAGCTATGGAAGACGACAGCGAAGAAGAATTTAGTATGGATCATGATGGTGAAGATGACGGCGAAGTTGCTGGCGATTTCCCAGCTGATTCAGGCGAAGAAGAACATGCCGAAATTGAAGACCAAGTAATGAACATTGATGCTAAGTTAGACGAGCTATTAGCTAAGTTTGACGAAATCATGGGCGATGAAGGTCACGGCGAAGAAGAAATGGGTGCCGAAGAGCCAGCAATGGGCGACGAAGGCCACGAAGAAATGGGCGGCGAAGAGCCAGCTATGTTCGAAGGCGAAAATCCATTTGCTAAGTCTGGCAAATCAGGCAAGAGCGGTAGTGCTGCATCTGGTAAATCTGGTTCAGCTACATCCGGTAAGTCTGGTAAGTCTGGCAAAGGTTCAGCTGAATTAATGCGTGAATACGTAGACAAAATTGGCGAAATCTATGGCGGTCAAGGCGATGCTGCTGAAGGTGATGCAGTTGGTGCAGCTGGTAAGAAAACAGCAGTTAATACTAAGCCAGGTTCAATTGGCCCAGGTAACAACTTTGGTGGTACAGCAGTAACATCTAAAGGTGGTAACCAAGACCAAGACGGCACAAGCCCAACTAAAGCAAGTAACGAATATACTAAAGGCCAAGGCGAAATCAAATCTGGTAACCGCAACGTTCCAGGTGGTAAAGCTGACAGTTTAGAAAAAACTGGTACTGAGTACAGCAAAGAACACGGCGCAGAAGGTCAAACTACTGACGGTTCAGTTCCTGTAGCTAAGAAGTCTGTTCAAGCTCAGAACACTGGCAAGAAGTAATTAATAGATTAGGGAACATAAAATGGCTTTGTACCTAGCTGAGAACTTAACATTTGACCGTGCAAATATCAAGGTTATTACCGAAGATAATGCAGCCGGGGATGGTAAAGATCTCTATATGGAAGGGATATTCATTGAGGGCGGCGTTAAAAATGCTAACCAACGTGTTTATCCCGTTCACGAAATTGAAAAAGCAGTTTCCTCTATTAATGAACAACTCAAAGGTGGCTATTCCGTTTTAGGCGAAATAGATCATCCAGACGATTTAAAAATCAACTTGGATCGCGTAAGTCACATGATTACAAAAATGTGGATGGACGGCCCATGTGGATTTGGAAAATTAAAAGTATTACCTACCCCAATGGGCGAATTAGCAAAAGCTATGATTACATCTGGCGTTAAGCTAGGTGTTAGTTCACGTGGATCCGGTCAGGTAAACGAAGGAAGTGGACACGTTAGTGATTTTGAAATCATTACCGTTGACATCGTAGCACAGCCTAGTGCTCCTCATGCTTATCCTAAAGCCATCTATGAAGGCTTGATGAATATGCGTGGTGGCATGCAGGTATTTGAAACGGCACGTGAAGCCGCTCAAGATCAAAAAGTACAGAAGTACCTGAAACAAGGCATTCAAGCCTTAATCAAAGATTTAAAACTATAGGAGAAATATCCAAATGTTAGATGCTATCAAACCATTGTTGGATAACGGAATCATTAATGAAGAGACCCGCACAGCTATTGCTGAGGCTTGGGAATCACGCATTGTTGAAGCTAAAGAACAAGTTCGTGCAGAATTACGCGAAGAATTTGCTCAACGTTACTCACATGACAAGCAAGTTATGGTTGAAGCTCTAGACAAAATGGTAACTGAGTCTCTCACTGCAGAACTACAAGAGTTTGCAGACGAAAAACAACAATTAGCTGAAGACCGTGTTAAGTTTAAACAACACATGGTTGAAAGCGCAGGTAAGTTCAACAACTTCATGGTTGCAAAACTAAGTGAAGAAATTAAAGAACTACGTGCAGATCGTAAAACTTATGAGAATGCCATTGGCAAACTTGAACAGTTTACAATCCGCGCCTTAGCAGAAGAAATACAAGATTTTGAACAAGACAAACGTGCCGTAGTGGAAACTAAGGTTCGCTTGGTTGCTGAAGGTAAAGCTAAATTAGCTGAACTACAAGCCAAATTCATTAAGCAATCTGCTGAAGCTGTTAAAGAGGCCGTAACCAGTTCGTTAGAGTCAGAATTGACTCAACTAAAAGAAGACATCCAAATTGCTCGTGAGAACATGTTTGGTCGTCGTCTATTTGAAGCATTCGCAAGCGAGTTTGCAGGTACTCATTTAAATGAGAACAAGCAGATCCGTGAGTTACAAAGTACTGTAAGTACTGTAACCGCTAAATTGTCTGAAGCAGTATCAGCAATTGAAGAAAAGAAAGCTCTAGTTGAGAGTAAAGAAACAGAAATCAAGATTATCAAAGAATCAGCAGAACGCAAAGAACGTCTTGCGGAAATGATGAAACCTTTGAATAAAGAGAAGTCAGCAATTATGCGTGATCTTCTTGAGAGTGTCCAGACTGATCGTCTTCAGGCTGCATACGAAAAATATCTACCAGCAGTTCTAAACAACTCCCCTGTTGCTAAGCCAGCCGTTAAGGTTGCTTTAACAGAGAGTCGTGTAGAAGTTACTGGTGATAAAACTGCTAAAACTGCCGTTGCAACTCAAAGTGCGCCAGACGTAATGTCAAACGTGTTTGAGATGAAACGTTTAGCAGGGCTTAATTAAACCCTAAAAGGAAAGAGAAATAAAATGACACAACAATTATTAGAAAGCCGTTGGGGCGAAACTAAAGAAGCCCTGTTAGAAGGCTTACAAGGTTCACGTCGTACAACAATGGGTGTAATCTTAGAAAACACTCGCAAGATGTTAGCAGAAAATGCAACAGGCGGTTCAACACAAGCAGGTAACGTAGCTACACTAAACCGTGTAATTCTACCAGTTATCCGTCGTGTTATGCCTACTGTTATTGCTAACGAAATCGTTGGCGTTCAGCCAATGACAGGCCCAGTAGCTCAAATCCACACATTACGTGTACGTTATGCTGATTCCGTTAATGACGGTAGCCCATACGCTACAAGTACTACAGCTGGTGATGAGGCATTGAGCCCATTCAAGATTGCAGTTGCATACTCTGGTAGTAATACTACTGGTCAAGCTACTTCAACATCCGCATTAGAAGGTGTTGCTGGTAACCGTATCAACGTTCAAATCTTGAAACAAGTTGTTGAAGCTAAAACACGTAAGTTATCAGCTCGTTGGACATTTGAAGCCGCTCAAGACGCACAGTCTATGCACGGTTTGGATGTTGAAGCTGAAATCATGGCTGCTTTAGCACAAGAGATCACAGTTGAGATCGATCAAGAAATTCTTGGTTCTTTACGTGCTCTTGCCGCAACTGATTACACATTTGACCAAGCTGCCGTTTCAGGTACAGCTACATTCGTTGGTGATGAGCACGCTGCTTTAGCTGTTCTAGTCAATCGTACAGCTAACTTGATCGCTCAGCGTACACGTCGTGGTGCTGGTAACTGGGCTGTTGTAAGTCCAGCTGCATTGACAGTACTACAAAGTGCTACAACTTCAGCATTTGCTCGTACAACAGAAGGTACATTCGAAGCTCCTACAAACACTAAGTTTGTTGGTACATTGAACGGTGCAATGAAGATTTATGTTGACGGTTATGCAAACGACAACCAAGCTGTATTAGTTGGTTATAAAGGTTCTAGCGAAGCTGATGCAGCTGCGTTCTATTGCCCATATATCCCATTGATGAGTTCTGGTGTTGTTCTTGATCCAAGTACATTTGAACCAGTCGTATCATTTATGACACGTTATGGTTATGTAGAGCTCACTAATACTGCATCGTCTTTAGGCAATGCTGGCGATTATGTGGGCGAAATAGCCGTTGCCAATTTGAGTTTCCAATAATTTGGAAAATACAGAAGCAACGTAGTTTCTACTACACTCGAAGTAAAAATTCTCAGGGATGGGAATACATTAAAGCGCCGAAAGGCGCTTTTTTGTTGAATATAAAAATAGGTGAAGTTGCGGTAGCGGCATAAATAACTATATGAATAACATTAAACCTTACACATACTTAATTAAGTTTAAACCAACTGGAAAGTACTATTACGGATCACGGGTTAAAAATGTAAAATTAAAAAGATCCCCAGAAGAAGATCTGATGCTAGAATATACTACCAGTAGTAAAAATATCAATGCGTTAATAGAAGAACACGGAATTGATGCATTTGAATGGCAGATACGCAAAACGTTTGATACAGTAGAAAAAGCTATATTATGGGAACAGAAAGTTCTCAAAAGATGCAGAGTACTAGAACGGCAGGATATTTGGCTAAACGGAAATGTAGCAGGACACATACTTGCTACGCCTGAGAGTTGTCAAAAGATTAGTGAGTTTCACAAAGGTAAACCAAAGTCGGCGGAACATAAAGAAAAAATTCGAGTAAGTAATTTAGGCAAAAAACGTGCTCCTCGAAGCGAAGAATATAAAGCAAAAATGTCTATTGCTAAGTCGGGTGTTAATAATCCTATGTATGGCAAAGGGTGCACCGCAGAACGTGCTAAGAACATAAGCGAAGCCAAAAAAGGAAAGCCAGCAAAAAACAAAGGCATTCCAATGACCGCGGAACAAAAAGCTAAAATAAGTGCCGCTAAACTAGCCAACGCAATATACATAACCTGCGAACATTGTGGCAAGACCTGTATAGAAAAAATGCATAAACGGTTCCACGGCACCCAGTGTAAATCTCTCCGGCAACCATAAATATACATGTTCACTCACACGAGTAACTCTCGGAGTTTAGCCACTTCGGGTAGCCTAGAACGCTAAGGCCTATTAAGGCAAAGGAGAAATAAAATGGCAAAACTAAAAATCAGTAAGACGCCTACCGGCAACACAGGTACAGGCACAACACGTACAGACCGTTATAC